GGCTGATGATGAACTTCTTCCCGACAACTCGATTATCTATCAACTTCCTGTAATGAACCGGCAAGTGGTAGACTGTATTGCTCCGGATAACTGGATTTTCTACGGTGATATTAAGTATCTGGAGCAGCCGCAAGGGACAATCATTACACCATTATCTGAGCCAATGCAGCATAACTTTGCCGGATGGGGAGAATAGAGTAAAAAAGGGGCCGAGTGGCCCCTTTTATTTTGTGTACCGGAAAGTGTTAGGATTTCTTGTCCGCGGATTCCATCAATGCCTCTGCTTTCAGGGCGGCAAAACCGATTGCATCTACCGCACTATCCAAGTGAATACCTGGCCGACTCCATTGCCGAACATCCTTCAAGATTTGCAGAAATAGGAAACCTTCTGCAGGCGTCAGGCACTTTCCAGTGATTGCATTGAATGCAGCGCAGGCGGCTGCAGCACTGCGTTCTCCGCCCGGCCGATCGTAGTCTCTGCCGCGCTCTTCAAGGATAGAACTGGCTGTTGTTAGGAAATCTTTAGCTCGCATCATCCATCTTTCTCCATATACTCTAATGTCCCGCCTTCACCCTCAAGTGTGAAGCGAAGTTGACCCGACTTCACCGCCCCGGTGATGAGGGCCTCAATTTCCCGGGCATCCGGGATTGCAGAATAGAGGATGCTATAGGCTTCCTCTACCGTTATCTTTCCTTTCTGCTTAATAAAGCGGATCAATCGATCCGCTTGAAGTGACTCGTCCGTCTTACCAACCTGATTGAAGACTTTGGCGAACCCTTCCTCGGTCGTTTCGAGCATTACGTTAGCTAAGATCAGGTCTTCTTTCATCAGGATAAGCTCGTTCCTCTGCGCAGCCGCAAGTACCATTGCCAATTTATGCAGGTGTGTTTGCTTTCTAGCAATATACACCTCGAACCAGTCGTCATTCCAACTCTTTCCCGCCTGCTTCCAATGCTTCTCGTACCACTCTGTTCCCCAAACTCGAGCTTCCGGGTGCAGATCATATTCACCTACCAGTGTGGTTGCTATAAGCTCGAGGTCTTCGATTAGTTTCTGCTTAATCCCATTCACATCCTTCGGAAAGTGATACTTTGGGTAGGCAATGAACTTCTCCTTCTTATTCGCATAGACAAAAATGCAGCGAGCGGTGAGTCCTCCACCAATTGTACTCTGGGGCATGTTAAGGGCGATCCAATTGGGAGTGGTACAGCCGAGCATGTTAATCCACGGACCCTCAACTCGATCATTCCCGCTCATCTTTGTTTCTTTGCTGAGTTGCTTCCGTCCATCCCACAAATCGATGAAGAGATTGACCATCTCCGCATTGCGCATATCGATGAGGTTGCCGAGTTCGGATGCAACTAGATTGACGGGAGACATTGGATACCATTCCGAATTATACTCGAAGGATTCGCAACTATTTGCAAAGCTAGTCACTAGCGATTGCCAAGTTACCACATCTGGACCGAAGTTGATGCCGGGAATTTGACGAAGAAAGGACTCAGCAAAGCCGGCAGTCGTACTCTTGGAGACGACGCCCGGCGGAGCTACGAAGATTATGTAGAAGTTAGGAATCCACTGAAAGGCGATCTGATCCATCCACACTCGCTTGCGAAGACAGCCGGCTAACGCCCAGACTCCTGCCCAGAAGTGCATCAAACGCGGGGCTTCTGTGTGACCTGCGAATCCCACATAGGCGTCGAGCCAGGAGGGAAAATTCCGCTTCACGCGCAATCGCCCCACGAAATTGTAGAGGTCTTCATGCCGGTGGGGATAATAAGAGGATCATCATAAGGAATGACGATGCGGCTAACTCTAGCAATAGCGTCCTTGCATTCCTGGAAGCGAGCGATCGGAAACTGGCCGGCCAATGAGTCATGCACCTGGAGCAGCACTTCAACCTCTGGCACTTGTTCGTAAATTGCCATCCAAATTCGATTGATGTAGCAGCCTACTGTGGAATTGCCTGTAATTGAAATTTCGTTTCCTCGTTTTACTAGAAAATAACCCGTAGAAACTGTTGGGCAAGCTACAGAAACCCTCCCGATTCGTTTACTGGTGGTTATTTGTGTTCTTTTCCCTTTATTGGGAGCTATTGTAATTCGATAATTGGTTCTAGAACTTCTGGTGTCATCGGACATCCAACGTGCTCGTAGATTTCTCAAAGCTGCTATCGTACAAACCCATTCACAGTTTTCTCTTACCGAAGAACTAAACCAAAGTTCTCCTTGTGGGGATCTCCAGCCATCCCAAAACTCCAGTTCTTTTAACCATGCATCCATAGCCTGACCACTTAAGCGAAGTAACCACGGTCCGTAAACCTTAAACTCCGGTAAAAGCCCGTGTTTTCCTTTTGGAATGTAGAAACATGTAGCATCTCTTCTAACTACAGTCTTGGTAAAAGGAATTCCTAATGTTGTAAGAGCTTCTTCCAATCTATTTATTTTTCTTTCTTTTGTAAACTCAAAGGAAATACTATCTCTTTGTTCGTCATAATGCCCATCAGCTTGAAAGGCTGTTAGGTATATTAACTCTGCGGTACTTGGGGTGAAATCCCCTGTATAATATCCTCCCCTTGGAACGCGCTTTTGTCCACACAGTTCTCCGGCTTTCCATACTTGCAAAGTTCCTTCTGGGGTATAACAGACAATTCGATGCTGTTCAGTGCAACAGATGTTAATTTCTGGTATATCTATAACACTATCTGCTATCCCAAAATTCCACGAAGCTTTATCAAACGCCAAAGTTCCATCTGGCGCCCACGTCATAATATCTTCCTGTGGGTCTACTTTATCTAAACGCCTCCAGCCAGAGGGAGTTAGAACTTCGTGATCTAATGTTAGACACTGAGGGATCCAAGCGAGTGCCTCTGGTAAGATTCGGTCGAGTCGATCAAAGATGTGCCATCTATAGCCGAATTTATTCTCAACAAAGCGATGAGCTTTTACTTGCGCGAGGGTGCGTTCGTGCCATCTCTTGATTCCCGGATGGGCGGCAAACCAGATATTCTGCGCTCGTTCCACTTCATGCACCGTCCGGCCGGTGGCTGCTGCGATGGTTGGAGGAGAACCTCCATAATTAGTGGCATGGCAGAAAGCCTTGGCAAACTCCCGCATCATCTTACGCCCGTGGATGTGCTGAGTGTAGCGAGGATGTGATTCGATCAACTCTTCAAGTGGAGGCGGCTCCTTACCTTCAAGCACGAACGCGTTGAATAGATGAAGGTCGGCTCCCATCCGCAGGGCCGCTTTGAGGTCGGCATCGTCGGCTTCCCACACTACGACCTGTAGGTCGGCACGGTCGAGGTCCATGTCAAAAAAAGCATAGCCTGGATCAGGGATAAAGATGGAGCGAATATTGGGCAACTTGAATGTCATACCTCGCTTCATTGCTTTTGCGATAGACTTAGACTTAGCCGAAGGTACAGTTTGAAGGTTTGCTCCGCTACCAAAAGCATTCTTACCCGAGGATAGTCGATAACTGTATGGGGCCGATTTTCCAGTATTCGATCCACCGATGTTAAACGAGCAGCGCATGCGGCCGTCATGATCCAGGGGAGCACTGATGAAGGTTCCGAGAAAGATCTCGAGGGTGCGGATGTCCGCAATAGCTGTCACAATGGGACGAAGGATGGGCTCACGCTCGGCGATCTTTTGCAGTGCTTCATCATCGACAGTGAGGTGTCCGGCTACGCCTTTCTTAGCTCGAGTGTAGACGGCCGGCTGGCGCAAGGCGGTGTAGAATAGATGAGAAAGTTGCTTTGGGGAGTTTAAGTTGATCGGTGCTCCAATCACGTCAGTGATGAATTTATGGCGCAGTGCAATTTCGTTTTGAATTTCCATTGCTAATTGCCCGCGCTTGTGCTGATCTACTCGCACACCTTTGAGCATGGCCTGCAGGACGGGCCAAAAGAGCTTTTGTTGGAAGGCTTCAACTTTCTCGAGGTGGAGGGAGCGAATGATGTCCTGCTCTACCTCCCCGACTTCCCGAGTTCGCACACAGTCGATTGCATTGTAGCGCCAAAGCTGCTCCTCGCTTTGCGTAGCATGCCAAGTTTTTCCTTCATCTTTCCAGTACACATAGTGCGGGGAGTACATGCTTGACTGAAAGGCAAGGCTCTTTGGCTGAGACACGAAGGCAGTGTGCTGGGAGATCATAGTATCCTGGACACCTCTAGGTAAGAAGTGCCAATAACGGTAAATGTACTGAGCATCGTAAAGCCCGTTCTGCCAACGCACTTTTACATTCGGATGAGTAAGCAGGCGGTAGAGGGTATAAACAATGGGAGCCTCTTCCCACAGCAGCCAGTATCCGTTTCGGTTGTTCTGGCACATAAATGGGATACAGATTGCATCGACTGTACTCCAGGATATGCCGCAGCAAGCAATATGATTGTTGCGCGTTTCGAGGTCAAGGTCAAGCCAAAGTTCCTCTAATTCTGCCTGACGCAGTAGACTCTTAAGGGTGGCAATAACAGTAGAGAAGCTTGGTTTGACGATGAAGTTCCAAGCCGGCTCATTCAGCCATTCAGATGAGGTAGATTCACGTGCAACTCGCTTCAAATCCTGGATGAGAATCGGCCGGTTTGACCACTGAGTGAAGATGGAAGAGATGGAAAAAGTGGGAATTACTTTGCAGGCGGGCAAGCCGGGAAGTCGGAGGCGAAGATGGCTTCCTCGCCACTTAGCTAGGCCGAGTGCGCCGGTCAGTACCCAGGTTGCGTACATTCCCATAGCTACGATAATGGTTGGAGCGACTAGTTTGATCTCCTTGGATAGTCGCTCAATCTCGACCTGAAGGGCGGGAGTGATGTGGAGGGAGTGCAGGGGCAAGTGGTGAGGTTTGAGTTGATTCTTGCGAACTATTACCTGGGTGGATAGGCCACCTTCGGCGTAGAGGGTGTGAGATAGATTCGTGCGATAACAGCCGTTATAGATTATTCCGGCATCCTCGCACGCCCGGCCAAGTGCATTGACGATACTAGGGGTTCTCCAAGCTTGGCATGAGCGGATATCATCAATCCCGGCCTCATCCCCCACAATCATAATCGAAGCATTAGGTGGACCTTCGCCGAAGAAGCTCACTCTGCTTTCTCCAATTCCCGAATACGCCGGATTGAGTCACCAAAGCTTTTCTGTTCAATCTCACAACCGATGGCTTTGAGTTTGAGTTGGTGGGCGGCCGGAAAGATCGGACCAGAACCGCAGAAAGGATCAAACACACTATCTCCCGGCTGGCAAGAGCGGCGAAGCAGCTCGACGAACAACGGAACGGGTTTGATTGCTGGGTTGGTGGTTGCGGCTTCAGCGGGAGTCAGCGGTGAAAGAGTATCAGGCGCTATGAAATTGACCATTCGATCCCCTTTCATCGCATACAGGATTAACTCGTACTTGCGCTGCGGACCGTGCTCTGGCCAGGGAAGACGAAAGCCGGTAGGTTTAAGCCAAATGAGTGGGGTGCGAAAGACTTTCCAGCCGGCTTCAGTGAGAGCGGCTCGCCAAGTGTGGAACCAATCTATGTCGCAGAATAGGTAGAGATGGGCGGCCGGCTTCGCTACTCGGTAAAAGAGGGAAGGAGCACGGTCGATAATATCGGCAAGAAGTTCTGGAGAATCGCTGTAAGAGTGGGTGCGTGTGTCACTATCTTTAGGACTACTTCCAAAGTTATCCGCATTTATCCCGTAGGGAGGGTCGGTGCATATACAGTCAAATTGCTCTGGTGCAGCTTCTTGCATCCAAGTGATGCTGTCAACATGGCAGCATTGGAAGGCTCGTGATACTATATCTCGTCCAGTCAGTTCGGCAAGCCGGATAGCCTTATCCTCCCGCTCCTTATGCTTTAGAAAGGTGAGAGCTTCTTTCGCGCTTTTCGCTTTCGCAACCTGGGGAAGGTGAAGGTTACGAGCAAGAACCAAATCGGCTTGCACTTCAGATAGCACAGCACTGCGCCGCGTCTTCTGCACTTCGGGAAGAAGAGAGGAGACAGTTGGAGGCGGCTGATAAAACTCCTCGGCTTGCAGAGTGCGAAGCCGCATTAGTGCGTCGGTGGCGGATGCGCGCTCCTGCCAAGTGAAGTCCTTACGGATGGTATTTTCTTCTACCTCGATTTCGAGTCGCCGGATCGGCGATAGATCACTCCAGAGGGTGAAAGGTACGTGGCCGGCCGGCACTGGTTGCCCGGCATATAGAAAAGTCTGACCTAGAGCATAGAGGTCTTTGATTGCCCTCAGTCGGCGTTCCCCGGCACGCAGTACCAAGCCCTCATCAGTCTTCTCCACTACAACCGCATTCAGCAAACCCACCTTCAGAATACTTGTAATGAGTTCCTGGTTTGCCGCCTCATCAAAGTCCCGCCTAAAGCGAGATTCTACAATGATTCGGTCTGCTTCAATAGTTCCTGTAGCCATTCTGGCTCCTCGTTTAACCAGCGGTATTCCCACCGCATTTGTTTAGACTCCGGACTCTGTACGGAGCGCCTTTCTACTAACCCTCCTTTCCAGAGGGTTCCATGCACTAACCTATATACCGCGCCGTGGGTTTGATCCAGGATGAGGGCAAGCTCGTAGAGGTCCATCCAGTCATGCTGCCGCATGACGTAACGGTAGAGGGGAATAGAACGCTTGCGGGGAAGAAGGAGGTGAGGAAGGATGTGTGCTCGATTGAGCGGAGGAGGAGGCGACGGGGCGTCTATGGTGAAGGAACGAAGATAGCTGACAAAGTCCACAGCAGATGAGGGGGAGGATTACCCTCCCCCCGGATGAGGTTAGACCGCGGTCACTCCGTTGATCCGCTCACGAAGGACGTTCTGGAATTCCTCGTGGCCGATGCGGACCTTGACCACCTTGCCGGTCAGCATGGACGGGGAGAAGGGCTCGCCCGGCGTATTCAGTCCGGTAGCGAGGCGATAGTTGCCAAGCCGAGTATTGCGTCCCGGCTTCCAGTTCAGCCCGCCCTGGTCCGTCAGGTCGGCGATGAGGCTGTCCTGGACCGTGAGGGTGGAGTCGATGCTGAGGTCTTCCTGGACATCCGGCGGAACCTCGACCGAATGAACGAGGATAAACCGAATGCCACTCTTGTCGCCCTTCTGCCAACTCTGCACCTTGACCTCCTTGATGATGGAGATGTAGTCCCCGGCCGGCAGCGGGGGACGGCGCTCGTAAGCATCGCTGGTCGTGGCGTTGAGGTAAGCGGTGGGATCGAAAACGCTCTGATTCATGGTATTACTCCTAAAGAGATGGGTAAGTGGTCGGGGTACTGCCCGCCGAGCCTTGACCAGGGGCGTCGTCGTTATCTTTGATGCGGCCGAATTCGATGAAGTAGTTAGCGACATCCTCCGGCGTGTCCATGTTGTAGATGGGCGGCCAAGCGGTGAGATCAAGAACATCACGAAGTTCGTAGAAGGGCTGCTTGGTTTCTGAGTCAAACCGGACTCGGAGAAGTTTCCGAGATATGAGCCAGGCGGCTAAGCCGTGGGCAAGTTCCTGGTACTTATCCATTAGAGTTGGTCCTCTCTTTCGAGGATGTAGTACTCTTCCTCGGTCAGGTAATCGGGATCACGAGGGTCGTAGTGCCGGGCGGCATAGCGCAGATACCTGCGGTGGCGGGCAGCTTCCTCGCGAAGTTCATCGGCATAGGCTTCATCAAATGGCAGCATGGCGGTTATCCTGTAATGATTGCAATAAGGGCGATGAGGACAAGAAGGGTGAGCAGGGTCATGTGGAAGTCCCTTTTACCCGCGATTGCCACTTGTCCATGATCTGAGCGAAGTCGGGAGACAACTTGCTCCGAATGGGCAGGTTGCGGGTTTTGAGGTCGGCCAAGCCGGCCGCGGTGTCCCAGTAGAACTTGTCGCCCTCCCGTTGGGTGAGAACTACGTCGGAGAAAAGTTGAGGGATTTCATCAGCTAGTGCCTTGCCCGGACCCTTGGTCATGAGTTTGACTGAGCCGGAAATCTCATCCACCTGTCGGGTTACATGGGCAAGGAGGACGAAGGTACATGGCAGACTTTGGGTAAGAAGGCGGATGAAGTTGAGGAGGTTCTGCTGGGCGACTCCGTAGTCCGATGGGCTGGCAGTCGGCTTAGTTCCCACTACCATTTTCATCGAAGCGTTGCCGAGTTCACTGAGTCCGTCAATGGCAAAGATGGAGGTAGCCGGCCAGCTATCCACTGCACCGAGGGAAGTGTTGGTGCGGTCATCGTGGAAGTTCGCACAGGCGCTGAGGATTTTATGGAAGGCATTACCCGAGGAACGGTCGGGTGTCATCTTGGTAAGGGACTCGTAGGTGAGCTTGCCAACCATGTCGGCGGCCGAGATCAGGGCCTTCAGGTTCAACGGGGTGGTAAGGCAATTGTGCCAAGCAAGGCAGGACGGGATTTCCTTTCCTCGATCAGTCCAATAGCCAAGAAGGGACTCGAGTCCGTTTTCGGTAAAGAGGACACGCATAGGGTAGGAGTGGGCTTGCGCCCAGTCTGCGAGGGTGCCGAGGGCATAGGTTTTACCTGTGCCGGCCGGACCCTCAAGAAGGATTTTCGGGCCGATCATCGAGCATTCCTTTCCGAAGAAGGAGGGAAAATTCGTATTCCACCAACTCGGCCGGCCAGTCAGCTGCGAAAGCTAGCGGGGCAAGCGGAGATGGGGAGGTGGAGATCAGACTACCGGCATACTGCGGAAGCCAGGCGTGCTCGTGCGACTGCGCGCACTCCCGAGCTGTAATGTGCCAGTAGAGTTGAGGGGTGTCGTACCAGACCCGGGCCCAGATGGTGCCGTGAAATGGGCAGATGAAGAGGGTGTTGAAGTACTCGCCAGGACGAGGTGGCACTTGTCGAGCCGCGGTGAGGGCTCGATCGACGAGGTGAAAGTACTGGATTGGCATCAGAGTTCATCATCCTGAAGATCGTAAGGAGAGCGGATGTCGTCATCCCGGCCGGGCACTGGAGTTGGAAGCAGGGTTTCGGTCCGAGTTACCGGGTCCCATCTCCTTCTCTGGCAGAGGGTGGATAGCCAATTCTCGGGTTCGGGACTCATACAGGCTCGACGGAAAGTGCAGCCGCCGTAAGCATTGCAGGCATCATTGAAAGCGTGGGGATAGGTGCCCGACTTCCAAAGCGAGATGGCTTGGCGTAGGTTATAAATAAGCCCGTCGTACCATTGCTCGATCATCCACTCGGGTCGATAGGTGATTGCCATCTGGCCCTCGTATCCTCGCCCGTAGATGCAAAGGCCGCGAACGAGGAATCCACGAAGCTGGATGCCGGCTTGTCGGGCGCCCCAGCAATACGCTGTGAATTGATGGCGCAATTCCCATTGCTGGGACCAGCGGCTGCCAAGTTGGGAGCAGGTCTTGTCGTCCTCCCCGTAGAGTTCAGATGCAAAGTTGCAAATCTGGTCGAATCGGCCACAGAAAATGAGCGGACTGCCGGTTTCCGGGTGGAGGACGGGAAGTGGCTCGGCAAAACTGAACTCGATCGCCCGTCGCTTGCCGATGAGGGCGGGTGGCGCCGTCTCGTGTTGCAGAGGCCATTTGTAGAAGTAGAATTCGAGGGCACCGAGCATGCGATCGAGGGTTTTTGGTGAGCCGGGCGGTGCCTCGAATGCACCGTAGGCAAGGGTGAGGGCGTGCATGCCGCGGGCGAGGCTTTCGAGCGGGGAAAGGGATTCGTCCCAGAAGGCTTGACGGGTAACCTCTAGGCCGCGAGCGAAAGCGGCCCCGGC